GTGCTTAAATTTGCTTTTTTTGCTGCTCGATCTGTCGGCGTTTTTCAATTACCGGGCTGACATACCTCTGGGTTTTACTCTGCCGAGCGTTCTGGATATAAGGAGTGATTCCCTTGAAGAACTGTTCGATCATATCTAAAGACCGAATCTCTCCAAACGCCTTGTCACTCGTTCCTTCTCCAAACAGCTTATCGATCTCATCCCGCATGAAGTCGCAAACATCCCGCAGGAGGTCTATACCTGCTGGCGCCATTTCAGGGATGCCATAATCATCTACGGCTTTGTTCTCACTCAACTCACCAGCCCGTTTTCGATATTCGGTTTCTTTCTCCCGAAGAGCATCCAGCAAGCGATAAAACCGTTCGGCAAACATTATGTCATCCGGAGCGAAAGAAATAACTCGCTCCGGATCATCATTGATTGCCAGTTGGATAAATCCATCAATTCGTAGACTTTCCATAAGGCTCCAAACTCACCCGGACTTACGCGTCCGGTGTGAAGGTCTTAGTAGCGGGGTTGAACATGCCATGCGTGGGCGAGCCGTTGTAGTTGATGGTGTATTTCAACTTCGCCATACCGCCGGCCTCACCACCCGGCCCATTATCAATCTGGATCGAAACCGGCCATTGCAGTGCGGGCCATTCTCCCTCAACCTCAGCCTTGTAGAGAAAAACCTCAACGAGGTCTGTCTTGGCGTCCTCACCCACTGCCTGATTGGTGCGCAGGCCGTCCACAAAGTCAAAAACCGGATCGCCGAACTTGGCGCTCGCTTCAACAGGCGCATTGGGCTGATAGCCTACTACCTCAGTAGTGCCCACCGATTCATGGACATACTGTTCTTCAATGGTCTTGGGATTCATATTGACATCAAGCGATGTCACTCCAGGACCGATGATGCTATAAGTCGCGGCAGTAGCCGGGGTCGTATTCAGAAAATGAGCGATCTTTTCACGTAATACAGAATTCATTGCCTACTCCTTTCAGGAAAAAGGGTCTTGCTCATAGGTTAATTTGCATTGAATGCGATAAACAGCGGTCTCCGACTCGCTGGTTTCATACACAAAAGCCCAGCCAAGGGCCTCAATCCTTCGCGGCGTCTTCCCATCACTCAATTCCGGAAAATTTTCTTGGGAACTTTGCTCTTCGAACCAATCGGTCAATGCCTCGTAAAAGCCATTATTTTCAAGGCGTTCAGCTTCATCAGCCGTGAGTTCCATGCTCTGAAAAACAAAAGGAAATTCACGTAAACTGCCCCCATCGAGGTACTTCTCAACCACCTTCTGACCGGGCAGCGGGATGATGGCATAACCGGGTGGTTCGCTCCCGATGTAATCCACCCAAAACGGTGCGCCTTCCTGCAGGCCGGCAAATCCCGTTAGATAGGATTTCACACTCTCGATCATGCTCATCTTCGTCCTCCTGCGATCCGGCGAGCGCCTGTCACAATATCCCGTCCGTCTACCTGTTTCATCCGTTCAAACCAGTGAGGTCCCCTGAGGGGTCCCGTTTGAGATCCGGGTTTTCTGGCTGAGTAATAGTTCTTCCGGGCATAAACAGCGATCCAAGAGACCACCCCCCTTCCAGGCACTGTTCCTAGTATCCCGGATTTGATCAGCATACCTGTCAACAAGGGAATATATGGCTCAGATCGCCGTAGAACTTCATTGTCAACAAATTTCTGTGCTCGAGTAAACCTCTCCTGGTACTTGGGCTGGAAATTGGTATTCCACTCCAGCTTCGCCTTGGTGCCACTCCTTGTTAGAAAGACCTTACCCCTGGGAGTTTCAATCACCGGTCCGCTCATGCAGCACCTACCTGCCAATGGTTAATACGCTCACTCCCGACATCCATCCGGTCCACTGATTTGATTTCCAGCACATCATCATATTTCCGCTTGAGATCGCTCACGGTAAACTCGCCGGTAATTTCTTCGGGGACCATCCCTTTCACAATGAAGTCTTCGGTCTGCAAGGTCCACTTCCCGGTCTTTTCGGCCAGAGCCTGCCAAGCAGAGGGAGACAAGTATTCTTCATCCAAAGCCATTGGGATCAACACCAGAACCTTGTCCGCAGCCTTATTACCGCCACTGGCAAGCTGATTCACCGCCCGGCGGTTCTCCCAGTAGACCTCTGCAATCACGGTCCGCTGGTAAACCTCGGAACGGGTGGCTAGGTCAATTGATTTGTTATAGATCGTAGCTTGAGCGTTCGTCTTCATTGAAACCTGCAAACATCAAGGGTGTGTGGGCAAGGTAGAGCCGGGCTGCCTTGCGAATTCGGGCATCTGCTGACAGCCGGGCATCATCCAATTCGACATAGGTGACGGCATACTGCCCCTGCTTTTCACTGGCAATTACACCTGTTTCTCCGGCTTCCCGTTGTTCATTCTTTTGGATTTCTTCAGCCACGGCACAGGTGGCCATCTGGACCGCGTTGATCAGCTTCAGATCTGTGTCATCTTCAATCACTGCAGCTGCCCGTTGGAAGGTCAGCCGGTCAATAAACATGCTGGCTCTCAGGGCCAGGCGTGGAAAATCGGCCTCGGAAATGGCGTTGCCGAGATAAGTACCTGTATAAAAAACAAAATCAGCATATACAGCCATGACCGAGGCCTTTCATTGGAATCAAAAGATTACTTGGATGCTTTCTCAAGCTTGGCGATCTTGGCCTTGGCTTCTCCGAGTTCCTTTTGGAGCCCATTGATTGCGTCCTTAATCGCCTCTTGGTTCTTCCGGAGCGTTTCCAACCAATTGGAACCACCCACATACTCAAGTTCAAGAGGCATTATTCGCCTGCCTCCTCATCCTGCTCGCCCTGGAGCAGAGCGAGTAGTTCATCCTTTGCCAGTGTGGAATACCCACTCAGGCCGCGGGCCTTAGCTTCTTCCTTCAGTTCTGCCAAGGTCATATCCCTAAGCGCCTTTGATTCTTCGGGTGCCTCATCGCCTTCCTTGAACTCAACATATCCTTTGCGTTTGAGGTTCAGGATTTCAGTTGGCCTGATCGTTTCGACAACAACGCCTTTCTTAGTAAGTCTCATGATCGAATCCTCCTTTAGGCGATCTTCACGTCACGCAGAACGCCTGCGGATTTGGTGGCTTTGACTGCCACAGCAGCGACCATTTCGACCTCACCGAGTTTCACAGCGCCGGGGGCAGTCATGTCTGGAAGATAGGTCTTCACAACCCCAGAGCCTTCAGGGGAAGCAGCATGCACGCCATCCAGCGCCAGACGAGCCACATAGATGTCGGTATCCCCACCAACGCCATCAATAGGGATGATGGGATCGGCAGTTCCAGGCTTGTCTCCAAGCGCCATGACCAACGAGGAACCCCACTGGGAAACTTCGTCCCCATAATTTTCCTTGCTGGCTAGATTGATCCCTGCGCGGTCCATGACGGACTGGAACACAGAATACATGTCGTTGTTCATCAAGTACAGGGTGGGCGAGCCGTCCAGGAGAGCGCGCAGTTTGCGCAGATGGTCAAGGAACACCTTCCAGTTGGCGTCAATATTCGCAGAGGAGGAGAGATCAATAGCTGCAGAAGGAATAAGCTCAGTAGATTTTCCCGTAACTGCAGCGTTGATACCATCGAACTCAAGCGGGTCCCCACCGGAATCGCCATTGATGAACCAATCGGAGAAGAGCGCTTTGGTCGCTTTGATCTTCTGTTTCAGTTGGAACTGAACATGATTCACGACCTGACGTTCGTTGTTGATGATCACCCGATCAAGCTGGAAAGAGCCACCGAACACCTTCAGGTTGACATTGAATTGGGTTGTCTTGGTTTCCTGGGGGTTGTATTCGGAATTAATGGCACGACCTGCAGCTGTGGGCTGGGTGGTGACCCGGTTGTAGCCATAGGTCAAAGTCTGGCCCCCTTGAGGTTTGACAGTATCGTCAAACACCATACGATCAAGCAGGGGGTCTTTTACAAACTCGTCAATGACAAAATTGGTTAATTTGTCCTGGGAGAGTTCTTTTGCTTCGGCAAGTGTAATAGGCATTTAGGGTTATCCTTTCGGGAACATCTTTGATGCGATTGCTTCAGACAATGTTCCACCATTGGTTCCACTGGGTGTGGTTTGTTGTTTGCTCCCGCCTACGATCTGAGGCGTGGGCGTGTCGGATTCGAACAGATATTCGTGGCTTTCCTTGATGCCCTTCAGCTGATCTTCAAGGCCGATGATTTTGTCATCGTCACCCAATTTCAGGTTATCGAGATTGAGCTTCACCTTGACGGTTTCAGCGTCTTTTGCCTTCGCACCTTTCAATGCGGAGTCCAAAGCATGATCAAACTTCAACTGGGCGATCTTTTCCTTCGCCTCGGTCTCAGCCTGCTCAGCCTTTTGCTTCCAATCATCAGCGGCAGCTTTAATGCCATCGACATCCAGCTTCTTGAAACCTTCGATGGTTTCACTCGCCGAGGCGACCTGGTTTTTCAGATCATCAATGGTCTGCTGAGCTTCCACCAGGCTGGTTTTTTGGCTTTCCACATCCTTACCATGAAGCTTCATGATCTGTTCAATCGCTTCATCGGAAAGTTCCAGGGCTTTCAAATCTTCACGCTTCATCTGTCCTTTTCTCCTTGTCCGCACCTACGGTTTTTACGAGGTCCCATCTCGAAGTGCCCAGCGCTTTTACGTTTGCCGGATAACGCAAATGGAAATAAAAAAAGCCACGCTCTCTCAAATTTGAGATAAGCGTGGCTGGTTGACCAGTCCTACGTTTCAGTTTGCGCCTTTTTGGGTGGCGCTGTCTTACGGATTCATTATAGCATATTTGTTCTTTGGCAACAAAGGAGATTTTTACTCATCGTCTGGTTCGAAATGCCCATTGGCGTACCGCATGAACTCTTCCAATACTTGCCGCCTCTGTTCTCGTTCCAGGTGGGCGATGCTGGTATTGAAACTCAAACTGGCATTATCCTGGAAATCGCAATAATCAAGGAATTCCTCAATCAGGGCATCAAGTTCATCATCATTTGTGGTCATGTAATCTCCTCGTTTTTGGTTGGTTTAAGCATAGTATACGCTGGATCAGCATACTTGTCTCGTTCTTAGGTATAATATAGGCAGGTTCTGAGGTGGGAAGACTCCCCCACGCAAAGGATAGCAATATCTGGAAGAGATACTGACGTGGCGCACGGTGTACGGAACCAAAATCACCTGAAGTAGAGAGTCTGCCGTCTACACCCCCTCGAGGGCAAAAGAGATGTGGAAGTTGGCAGTTCCACCAGGTGATTGAGCCTACTTCAATTTCAAGTATAATGAATTCAGGTTCTGAGGTGGGAAGACTCCCCCCACTGCCATAGAGCGATGCCGACCTGGAGCACGGTGTACGGGACCTAATTTGACCTATCTTGACTCTAAGTAGTTTTTAAGTATAATGAATATAGGTTCTGAGGTGGGAAGACTCCCCCCACAGCCTTAGAGCGATGCCGACCTCGAGCACGGCGTACGGGACCCGAATCGGTGAAATGCCGATTTTTTATTTAATCTCCAAATATTTTACTTTCAAACCTTCGTGAGCATAGAAAATATCCTTCCAGGTTGCAGGATGAATCGTTGTAATTTGATGATATCCATTTTCCAGTTCTAAACTCAAACTTATCCCCACAGTTAAAAACCTTTTTTCTTTCTTCCCCCCTGGATACATCTCGGAAAGCAAAGTAATTGAATAATGCCCATCATTTCGAATCCTACATTTTGTCTCG